GACCGGGCCAGCGTAAAAATAAGATCATCAGACCACCGGACATCTGATGAAATTGCGCCCATTGTTAGGACGACTTGCCGTGCCGGGAACGAGAGCCACGGACGCAACGACTTCAAAGGACACCCACCGGAAACATCAACGGCGAGGATCGGGAAAGACATGGGTACCCACCGGGAGGCGGGTACCCGAAACAGAGTGCACACTTTCTGAGAGTTTCGGAAAAGCCACTTTCCTCATCAGTACCTTCTCCCAGAAGTGAATGGAAAGACAAAGCAACTCAACGCTTCTTCGATTTCCCTTTCTTCTGCATGTTGCGTGCAGAACGGCCAGACACGAGCCCAGAGGCCTGGGCGGAAGTGGCCTTCATGGTGGTGTTAGTTTTGGGTTTGTGAACGGGCACCGTCTTGCGTCCACGGGAGACCCCAGACGCGGCGCGGTGCGCGCTCCGAACGGCAGCTGCAATCAAGGCGCCCTTAGGATGCATCTCGGCGACGTTCATCAGATGAGGTGCTATTGTGCGGGCTGCACGAGATACCTTCTCGAGTACGGAATGATGTTCTGGGTTTTCGAAAAAATAACCGGCCTGTGCCAGCACGAGCTGTGATGCATGTAAAGCCTCAAGGGTAAGCCCAGATAGTGCGACTTGAAAGAGGGAAGATGTAGTGCGGAACTCCAAATGCCATGACACATTGCATGCGATCGTCCCTGCGACCGATGCGTCCAGAAAAAAGTGGTTCACCAAGGAAGTGTTGTCGAGACGATACAGAGGGAGCGTGCCCCCTGTAAACGTCACGATCTGGGCGTAGTCCCAAAAACTGGCGAGATCCGTCGACGGCGGGCAATAAGTGTACATACCGGTCTCAAGAGGAAGATACGCTTTCTCAGCAGGATGCAAAGCAGAGATCTGCGTCTTAGTAACTAGCCACGGATTGGCGGTGTTCGGCGAGATCCTGCCTGCCAGAACGGTACCTCCCTTGTTCAAGACCTGGGTAACATTTGTAAACAAACCTGCACAGGCTGTCAAACGGGTATCCTGCCAGGGAAGAGCAGAATTGGTAAACTCGTTCGGGATAGCGACGGGCATCATGGCAGTCAGAGTAGTTGGGCCAGAAAGAGTGAAGGTGGGAGGAAGAGAGCCAGATGTGGTTGCGAGAACGCTAGAAGCGTTGTGCACAATCACGGACACATAAACGCCGGCGGGGATGCCAGCCGCGGGGCTGTCAGACACGTCCACTGAGAGTGGCCGTATCCAATACCCCTGAATGGTACTTGAGGTCATGTTCCCACCATACCCTGTAGATCCACCCGAAATGCCGACACCAGTCATGATGACCGGCTCAACAAGTCCAGGGGCCCTCCAACGTTCGTAAGTGACCACAGCGTTTGAACCGCTTGTGAAAACAGTACCTCCAAAAATAACATTGTGTGCGTTAAATCCGACCGGAACGTACACAAAAGGCTGGGGCCCGCACTCGGCGTCCACAGCGACCAAGGGGAAGGAGGAAAGGGAAGAGGAGCCTGTCACGCCAATTTGCGACGCAGGGGTGGCAGTGGAAGGACCCGTGCCAAAATTGAGAATCGGAGCGTCCTGCATCAAGTAGGTATTTCCGGCGGCAGACGTGGCGAGCGCGTAAGAAATGCCGCTGGAAGCCCAAATGACGTGGTAACTGGACACAGCCGAGTACGTTGTGTCGAGCCAACAAGGGTATGTGGCCTGACGAGTGAGCATGCCCTTGGCAGCCACACCAGCCTGCACAGACCAGCTGGCAGGTTGGGTGAAGCCCATAACGGCCGTGCGCTCAAGGGCAGGAAAAGAAGGAAAGCGCTCAGGTGCGTGCTCCCCAGGTAACGCAATTTGGCGTGCGAGGCCGGACAAGGCTCGGACGGGATTGGTTGAAGGAAGGTTGATCGTGGCTTGTTGCATGGTGAGTGGAAAGGCAAGCACACTTTCTATGTACACTCTGTACACGAGGGGAGGACCCTACTCCTCCTGGAAAATGCGATCGAGGACAAAACAATGGAGGCTCACAAGATGGGAGCCGGTCTGTGAAAGAAGAGCCTCGAACGCGTACAAGTCCTGCTGATCTACCCCGTAGTCAATGCAAAACTCGCGGGTTGCGCGGTCGTTTCGAATACCTGGTGAAACATAGTCCCTCCATGGTGAAAAGTCATGTGACAGGGCGACACGGGCGATAGGCCCTGTCGTGCGTGAAAGCAAAAATTCGCAAACATGACTCAAAACGGGCAGCGCACGAGACTGCTGCAGGACCTGTGTTGCGACGCCACGGGCCCAGGCAGTGGGATGCATTGACGAATCGATCTGCCAAAAAAGTCCCCGCAGCCGACGAGCAGGCTCGGGAGCCCACACGTAAGCTGTTCCGCCCCATACAGGTCGAGCCGCCAAGTAAGTGGCCTTCCGCCACTCTGTCGGAGGATAAACCTGCACCTTCACACCGAATCCAGCCATAGACCAGAAGTCGATGTATCTCTGCTTAAAGGATGGGGTGGTAGTGGAGACGCGTGACCCATCAGGAAGGGTGAGAAGCTCGGGAAGGCGGACCAACCCATCATCTCCGGAGGCAGATACGAAAACGCTGGGTAAAATATACTCGGCTACATCCATGAGCGGGACAGCCATCCCGACCACAGTGCTGACACCGTATGCTATGGCGAGCAGACGGATAAGCAAACAAAGAAGGCTGTTTTTGTACGAGGTGTCGGAGACACCACTCGCATTGACACTGTTTACTACACAGACCCAATTTTCCACAAGAATCTGGAGGACCTCCTCGCCTCGAAAGGCTTCGGTCGTCCAGGCAGACAAGCCCCGAAACTGGACATTGCGCACAAGCTCATGGAACTCGAAAGACCATTTAGAATGGTTTGAATCAATAGCGGTTATGTCATCCGCAAGCGTCACCGGCTCGGGTAACTCGCTAAGAGTCCAATTTAACCAAGAGTTCAGCTCCTCGGGTGTTGCGCAGCCAGCATAGTACAAATGGGATCGGGAGTGAAATTTCCGTGCAAGCCATTTGGTTTGGGCATGTGTGTACGGCCCAAGCTCCGAAAGGATTACGGCATTGGGGCAGCAAATGAATCGTGGCTTCTCCTCGAGCTTCGGTTTCAGATATCCGTCGAAATCGTATGTAAAGGAATAAGACTTCTCAGCCTTTGTGAATCCAGTCATGACGATCTTCACTTTGCCGTTCACTAGCTCGCGACGCCAGCCCTCATTGCGCTCGACCCGTGCCTCGATCATTTTCCGTTTCTTCTCGCCTCGAAAGTGAGAAAGAAAATGGTCCCATCCTTCAGGCCACAGCGGATCGATCCCAAAACGGCTCAACAAAAAATTGAAAAGGTCTGCATAGAACGCCTGTGTAGTAACGTGGGCGCGTTCCGAGCCCAACCGTACTGAAAAGGCAGAAAGTGCTGTCCGGACCCCCCGGGGGAAACATGTTGGTTCCTGTCCCATAAAAATGGGACCGCAGCTGCGGCCACGGCATGAGAGCTCAACGGGTTGATCGCGCAACCAAGCTTTCAGCTGAGCGCTCGTCCGGATTTCAGCTTTTGAAAACCGATGGCGAATGACCGCATCAGCTTTAAACTCAAAAGCAGGTAGCTCGTACGCTTTGGACCACAAACCTCGGAAACCCTCGTACCTCGCTAGGTAATCAGCCATCAAAAGCGGTTCGGGTCGGTACCGACGTCGTTTCCGACGGCACTGACGGCACTCGTGATGGATACACCTGCCTGAGGGTGCTTCACAAGACCAACACGGAGAAGCTCGCTTCGGGAGAGGCTGTGAGGTCTCTCCTGTCTGTGTCACAACGGTAGCAAGCCACGATTGGAAAGACTCGCGGTGCACGGCATCAACCCAACGTTGTTGGTTTGCTAGACGCCGGTAAACATCCACGGCCATTTCGCGTGTGACTTGATCACGACACGCAAGACGCGAGTTCAACTCTTGTTCACAAGGGAGGGAGATGGTGGATGGGTGCCAGCCAAATGGCCGCTTCGACCGAATGGACTGGACCTTCTTTGGAAGGGAGCGGAGTATACGTCTGGCGAAGGCCTGTACCAACCCCTTACACAACGCGAAACAACCATACAGATAAAATGGAATACCAAAATAACGGTGAACACGCATAGACGCATAAAACCCACAACCAACAGCAAACCCAAACTTTACACAACCGTAGTGTAACGCCCAACGCAGTGGCAGGCGATCTTTGTACCCACGTATGATGAGACGATACGGAGAAACGTCTACATGCTCCTGTACCTCACTGATCTCATTCACATTGTTATGGAAGGGCCACAACCACTCATCTGTAGTGATGTGTCGACAAAACAAATCGAACGGCTTGGGGACGTAAGCGACGGTGAGCGAGCTGTTCACGAGAACAGCATTATCATGCGCGTCGCGGGCGTTCCATGCACGTCCAGACGGTGTTGAGATGACGACATTGCGGTCAGCGCCAAAATCCAATGCCCAACCTTGGGCTGCAGGATCAAGTGAGAGAATCTCAGCGCGGT